ATACAGGTGCTAAATTAACAGCAATTGGCGACAAGATGAAATCCACAGGACAAACTATGTCAATGTATATTACAGCACCACTTGCCGGCTTTGGGGCATTAGCTACAAAAACAGGAGTAGACTTTGACGACTCTATGGCTCAAGTACAAGCTGTTTCCGGAGCAACAGGTAAAGATTTAACCAGATTACGTGATAAAGCCAAGCAAATGGGTGCCACAACTAAGTTTAGTGCAAGTCAATCAGCTGTAGCACTTAATTATATGGCTATAAAAAATTGGTCGGTTACAAGGAAACTTGTAGCATAAAAAAGGGTGTGAATTCGGGGGAACCTAAAACTAAGAGTCATGGCAATCCCGAGCCAAGCACATTAGAAATAATGTGAAGGTGTAACGACTAACGCATGGAGTCTAAACAGGTTAGGCTGTAGACGGTAAAGCGACACGAGCGCACCCCACCTAAACAAGTAAGGTTGTAGGTGAAGATATAGTCTGATACCCATTGGAAACGGTGGGAATAGGGATAAACAACCCTATATAACATTTGATGGCTGGTTGGAAAACAAATGACATGATAGATGGTCTAGATGGAATCATGAGTCTTGCAGCTGCATCCGGTGAAGATCTTGGTACAGTATCAGATATTGTTACTGACGCATTAACTGCTTTTGGTCTTCAAGCTAAAAATTCGGGTAGATTTGCTGATATTTTAGCGTCTGCATCATCAAATGCAAACACGAATGTTTCCATGATGGGTAAGTCATTTGAATACGCTGCGCCAGTTGCGGGAGCGTTAGGTTTTGAGGTGGAAGATGTTGCTGTTGCGTTAGGGTTAATGGCTAACAGTGGTATTAAAGCTGATAAGGCAGGTACAGCATTACGAACCATGTTTACTAACTTAGCTAAACCAAGTAAACAAATGCAAAAAGCAATGGACAAGCTAGATATTTCTTTAACGGATAATGAAGGCAATATGAAAAGCCTTGATACTATCATGAAAGAATTACGTGTATCATTCGGTGAACTTGATGAAGCACAACAAGCACAAAATGCGGCTGCTATTTTTGGTAAAGAGGCCATGTCAGGTGCTTTAGCAATTATTAATGCATCCGAAGAAGATTATAATAAACTGGCTAAAGCTATTAGAAATTCAGAGGGCGCTGCTAAAGAAATGTCCGATATCATGGAAGGAACACTAGGCGGTACGATTCGCGAAATTAAATCAGGTCTCGAAGGATTTGCTATCTCAATATATGAACATATGCTACCAGCTTTGCAGGTCGGGGTAGATAAGGTAAAATCTTTTGTCGAATGGCTTAATGGTTTATCCCCAGCAATAAAAACAACAGGTGTAGTTATTGCTGCACTAGCAGCGGCTATAGGGCCAACTTTAATTGTATTTGGTTCTTTTATTGGGCTTATTGGTAAATCATTATCATTTCTGGCTCCATTAATGACAGCAATTGCTAAAGCCGGGGGATTATTAGGTTATCTTAAAGCGGCCTTTCTAGCATTATCAGGACCTGTTGGGATTGTTATTGGTGTTATTGCTGCATTAACTACAGGCTTTGTTATAGCTTATAAAAAATCAGAAACGTTTAGAAACCTAATACATGGTTTAGGAGAAACTATTAAAAACATATTTGTAGGAATCAGCAATTTTATTAAGCCTGGAATTAATGCTGTCATTAATTTTTTTAGTGAAATTAAAGCGAAAATAAATGAATTTATAAGTAATGAAGGTTCTCAGATAATAGAAGCATTTCGGAACATAGGAGTTGTCTTTCAGTCTATTGGTTCCGTTGTTTTGACAGTACTAAATGGTATACGGACAGCTGTTAAATGGACCTTTGAACAGATATTCAATATTATTCAGTTCATCATGCCGGCGATAGAGTTTATTATTGGCATGGTATGGGATTCAATCAAAAACATCATTATGGGATCGCTGGATATTATCATGAGTGCTGTGAAAATATTTTCTGGTTTGTTTACCCTTGATTTTGCTCAAATGTGGGAAGGTGTGAAACAACTATTCCTTGGCGCGATTCAAGCTGTATGGGGTCTCATAAACCTTTCATTTTTTGGTCGAATTATTAAAGGTGTTGTAGGTTTCGCAGGTTTATTTCGAGGTGCCATATCGAAATTATGGACTGTAGTGAAAGAGATATTTAGTAAATCAATAACAAGCGTGCGGAACTTTGTGAAAAATGGTTTTACACGAATCTTAAATACGATAAAGTCTATTAACACTACCATAAAAAATGTTTTGTCGGGAATCTGGAAAGGGATCCATACATCAATTAGAAACATTGTCACAGGATTGTGGAATTCAGTAAGGAATATTTTTACAAAATTAAAAGATGGTGTCGTCAATTTAACTAGTAACGCACGACAAGGAATCGTAAATCAATGGAATAGAATTAAAAGTGCGGTGAGTGATCTAGCCACTGGCATGTGGAATTCTGTTAAAAAGACCTTTACTAATATGGTTGATGGTGCAAAGAAACTTCCTGGGAGAATCGGCAGAGGAATAAAGAATAGTGCAGGTAAAGCTGTTGAAGGCGTAAAGTCTATGGGTAATAGGCTACTCAAAGGATTTGGTACTCCAATCAACAAGATGATCGGAGGAATTAATTGGGTAACCGATAAATTAGGAGTAAAAAAGAAGATTCCTAAGTGGGAAGTACCACAGTATGCAAAAGGAACAGACGGCCATCCTGGTGGTCTTGCTATTGTTGGTGAGAAAGGAAGAGAATTAATAAAATTACCTGATGGACGATCATTTATAAGTCCGGAAGGTGATACATTACTAAATCTACCGAGAGGCACACATGTTGTACCAAATAGAGAAACAGAAATGATACTCGAATCTGATATTGCTCATTATGCAAAAGGAACAAAAGGGTGGCTAAGTAAAATCGGTGATGTATGGAGTTACATTACTAATCCAACAAAGGTATTAGACAAAATACTTGATGGTATTGGTCTTGGAAAAATATCAGGTTGGGCCAAAACTTTAGCAAGTGCTGGATGGAATTTTGTTAAGAAGTTACCTGGTAAATTTATTAAGTCTATCTTTAAAAAAGCCGAAGAAGATTCAGGAGCTGGTGGAAAGCCGGCATTTGGTTGGCCAATCACTTCTCCATTCGGATATCGCACGCACCCGATAAGTGGTCAACGTAAATTACACGGTGGTGTTGATTTTGGAGCACCAATGGGAGCACCTATCCCATCAACTACTAGCGGTCGTGTTAGTTACGCTGGTTATGGCTGGAATGGTGGGTTCGGTAATCTGGTTAAAATTAAGCAAGGTATTTGGGAAATGTTCTATGCTCATTTGTCTAAGATTTTAGTTAAAGCAGGACAGTCAGTTAAAAAGGGTCAAATTATTGGACTTGTAGGTAGCACCGGAGCATCAACTGGACATCACTTACATTATGAAACACGTAAAAATGGTGTAAGAGTAAATCCTATGAGTTTAAAAGGTTTTGCTACTGGTGGATTGGTAAAATCGAAAATGTTAGCTATGCTAGGCGAAGATGGAGAAGAAATGGTAATACCATTGAATCCTAATCGTAGAACAGATGCCATGAAACTGTTAGCACTTGCTGCTAAAAAAATAGGTGCCGATGATGGAAGTTTTGTAAGACCTAACAATTTATCTAGCCCAGAAACTACTGATAATAATGACTTAAAAGAAATGATCACACTCTTAGTTGAACAAAACGAACACTTGAGAAAGTCTAATGAATTATTAACAGCACTTCTAGGTAAGGACTTGGATTTATATAAGTTAAATAAAAAGGTTGATGAAGGATTGAATAATCTAAGCAGTAGACGTAATGCTGCGTGGGGTGGTAACACATGAAGTTAAATGCTTCAAGGATTAAAATAAACGGGATATATACTGATGAAAAAGGTATCTATCCCAAAGGTCGTTATGAAGTACCGACAGCAGAAGAAGACATAGAATTTATAGAAATAAAAGGACGTGATGGGGAATTAACGAAGAAATACGGATACAAAAACATTCCGTTCCCTGTCACGTTTTATATGCATGCTGATTCATTTAAAACAGCATTTAGGAAAGCGAAGCCCTTTATATTAGGAGCAAAAACCATGCAGGTAGATGATGACGATGAAGTATTTTATAAAGTTAAATCAGTAAAGATTAATCCCGCTGAAAATGTTATGAAAACATTTGGTGAGTTTGAAGTTGAATTTACATTAGATTCCTATATGTATGAGTCGGATAACGAACCAATTAGGGTAACATCAAGGACCGTAATTAAAAACGACGGTCATAAAACGTTACCGATTATTACCGCTCAAGTTAGTGGTACGGGCAAGATATATATTAATGACCAGGAAATTACGATAAAAAACGTTAATGGATCAATCACGATAGATTCAGAAATGCAAAATGCATACAGGAAATCACCGACAGGATTGATTGCTGAAAAAATGAATAAGCATATGATTGGTGAGTTTCCAGTCTTACAGCATGGTGATAATGTGGTTGATTTTAGTGGAAATTTAAGTGTGTTGGAGATTGTGTGTAATAGGAGGTGGGTGTGACTTATTCATGCTATACTCTTATTAATAAGTTTAATAGGAGTGAGCTATGTGTCGCTGAACTCATTAAATTTTGTACAATTTATTGAGATTTCAAACTTACTTAATATTTTACTGATTGTTATTACTCTTGGAACAGTAATGTATGCTAGAAAAACATTATTTATGGAGTATTCTTCTCAAGTACTTATTAGTCGTTATAGAATTAATCCAGATCCAGATGAATTTACGCATACTTGGGAAGTAGATGTCATAAATAAGGGAAGAGGCTACGTTGTTAAGGGATTCATATTGTTATCTATAAAATCTAAAAAAAGCTTATTTAAAAAAGAATACCATTTATCTAAACCAATTGTAGACATTGATCCAGGAAAAAAGGAAGTTATAAAATTAAAACTAAAAGAAACTCATTTCAAAAACGTTGATCCATTAAATGATGTGGTAAAGATAGAAGTGTATTATCAAGATGCATTAAATAAAATATATGTTGTTTCACCAGGAGCCATGGAGAGAGGAAATCATTTAGTGGAATTTGATAAATTACCGAGGAAAATCATTTTTATGTTTCCGAAATACTTTATGTATAAGTACAAATTTAAAAAAGCAATTAAACAAGAAAACACATATGTAGATAGAAAAGAAGCAGAAATAGAACAGAAAAACGATAAAGCAATTAAAATAATGGAATCAATAAAAAAAGTCGACACCAAATAAACAGTATCTTTTTTGGAAGAAGAGGAGTTGGAGCTAAACAAGGGGAACCCCCTTGTTTAGATTATCCATTATGACACTCGCGACTACACCAGTAACAGCCATCAAAGTTTGTTTTACCGGTATTTCTAATTGCTAGCTCAATAGCTGTCTCACAGTCTGAGACATAGCCAATATATTCACGATTCGATCGTGATGGCAAGTGAGTGCAACTTTCATGATGAACTTCATGGTTACCTTTCTCGTCTACGTTTATATTGTAGTAATAGCGTTTCATCATAATCACCCCCCTTCATTGACATTATTCGACAATAAAGGGGGTGTTTCCTTTTGTTATTTTTGACAAATTATTGAAATAACTTAGAAAGGAGGAACTTTACAAAAATGATAACTTTACACGAATCAAACATCACATCGTTTCCACTCGACAACGGAATCGGTGTTTTAAGTGATGCCATCGTTGCATACACAGAGGAAGAACTCAACGGTATGTTTGAGTTTTATATGGAGTATGATTCTGAGGGGCATTTAGTAGATGAGTTAAAAGAAGAACGTATCATAAAAGCAAAGGCGCAAGACAAATTAGGTTATCAGTTATTTAGAATTTATTCCATAACGAAAAATCACGAAAACGATAATCTAATAGTTAATGCACAACACATCACGTATGATCTTGCTAATAACTTTGTTGAAGAGTTAAAAGCTAATAGACTTACTAAAAAACAAGTCATGGAAAAGATAGGTTCAAGCACAGTTTTACCACATACATTTAACGTGACAAGTAGTAATACCACTACGATATCAAGCACATCGTTGTATCGTACCAATCCATTGCAAATGATAGCTGGTATGGAAGGTTCTGTTTTACAAATTTGGGGCGGACAGATAGAGCGTGATAATTTTAATTTAATCTTGCATGATCGACGTGGCCATGATGATGGTGTGACGGTCACGTATGAAAAGAATATAACGGGTCTTGTAGCAACGTTTGATATTAGTAGTTTGGTTACTCGTATATTTCCATACGTGTTTATTGAAGCAACGGACGATACACCGGAGCGACTAATAACCGTTAACGGTAAATACATTGACAGTCCGCATATTAACGATTACGAAGTCATACGCACAGAACCAATTGACTATAGTAACGACAATCGTATTGATACGCAAGATAAGACGGACGCTCAGATAAGACAACAATTAGAACATTTAGCCAAAGACTATTTCAAGGAAACAGGCAACGATAAAATAAAATATGAAATGGAAGTACAGTTTGCACATCTTTGGGAAGCTGAAGAATATAAAGACGTTAAAGTGCTTGAATTAGTCGGTATGGGTGATACCGTTACGACTAATCACAGTAAATTAAAAGTTAATGCAACAGCGATTGTTAACTATATAAAGTACGATTGCATTGCACAAGTAAACGAGGAAGTAAAGCTAGGTAGCGTTAAAGCACGATTGACTGATTCTATTAATAAAATTGATTCGATCGAAAAGAAAGTAGAACAAGCTGAAAGCAATGCTAATCAAGCTATTGTTTCTGCTAACGGTAAAAACACTACTTTTTATGGTCCAGATGAACCAGTCGAGGGCATGCAAAAAGGCGATTTATGGTTTAAGGTTATTGACGGTCAATATCATAAAACGTACAGATATGACGGTATCGAGTGGCAACTCATCATCGACATGGACTCCCAAGAAGCCAAAGAGCAAGCACAGCAAGCTAAAGTCGATGCACAATCCGCGGTAGATAGAGCTAACCAAGCTACACAACAAGCGACTAATGCTATTAATCAAGCACAGACAGCGTTTGATAGTGCACAAGAATCTCTCACATTAGGACAAGGCTTAACAAGTCGCATGTCAGATGCAGAGGGCAATTTAACAGTATTAAATCAGACGACACAATCGTTAGCGGGTCGCTTGTCGGACACAGAAGGTAATCTCACGACTTTAACAGCGACTGTTTCCGGTCTACAAACAACCGTATCGGACATCGACGGTAACGTGGCTAATTTGACTGTTATCTCAAACGCTATGCAAGCTAGATTATGAGACGCAGAAGGTAACATTAATACTCTTACGCTAACGTCGCAGAGCATGCAGTCTACTATTAGTAGTTTGCAAGATGAGTGGGATAACTTGGAAATTGGTGGAAGGAATTTAATATTAAATACGAGTAGCAATTTTAGAAGTGTAACTGTGTTCCAATATGGCGCTTCTCACCTATTTAGAGTGCCAATTGATAGTGAAAAAATTTCACATGGAGATGAAGTGACATTTAGTGTTTATATTAAAGATATTCCAGTTGGTGAAAGAGTTAGGTTAAGGTTGGATTGGTATAGGGACGATAATACTTATGGAGCTGCAACTGCGCCCATGAGTCAATTTACGGATAAAAACGGGAGACTGACATTCGCAACAAGAATACCGAATGACACCAGCTACACTAATGTACGTGGGCGCATAATGCCAGATAACTGGAAAAATAGTTATCAAATTAAGATAAAAGAGGAACAACTCGAAAAAGGTAACAAAGCCACCGATTACTCACCAGCACCCGAAGACATGGCAACGCAATCCCAGATCACGCAACTATCAAACGCTATTAATTTACGTGTTCAAAAAGGCGATGTAATCAATCAGATTAACATAAGCGATGAGTCTATTTTAATTGCAGGTAGACGAATCCATATCACAGGGCAAACGACAATCGATAATGCAACGATAAAATCGGCTCATATCTTATCTTTAGATGCGGGGAAAATAACAACCGGAACACTCGATGCAGGAAAAATAAGTGTAATCAATTTAAGCGCTAATTCGATTGTTGGTGGAATTCTATCAAGTCAAAACGATAATATGACACTTAACATGAATACAGGTAGATTGCATATGCAACGAGTTGACTTTACATTAGGAAGTGGAGCGAACATAGAGTTTTTAGATCGAAACAACCGTTTATTTTACACTAATAGAGGCATTTATGCAGGCATACAATTCGACCACTCGTTAAACAGTGATGGTCGTCCAATGATTGGAGTAGGTGTATCGGATGGACAACATAGTGTAAACGACAGTACTTTTCGAGGCATCCGTATTCACAGTCTGGGGGCTGAGGGAGAACAGGGCTATGGTACAAATATCGTATCTCAAGAGTTCGGAGTCTATTCATTAGCAGACTTATCTGGTAGCGGTTATGTATTTAGACTACACGCATTAAATGGTAGACGTGCGATATATCCAAGATACACAGGAAGGTTTGATTATGATCTAGGTACATCACAAAATTTATGGTCAACATTATACGTTGATACAATAAGAACAACAGGAAGTATTCAAATCAGAAACACAACCGGTTCTGGTGGCTATCAATTAGATACAGTTTATCGTGATGGAGCACCGCATATGTATTTACGAGGGATTAACACTGGTACAATGTATTATGCTTTAGGAGCACCAGGATATCGATTTAGGTATGTTTATTTAACTTATCAACCAGATGTTAGTTCAGATGAAAGATTGAAAGAGAATATTACTGATAATAGTCTTGGACTAGACTTTATTAAAGATTTATCAACCAAAGTCTTCAGGATGAAAAATAATAACGGACATGAAGAACCATTACAATTCGGGATTATTGCACAACAACTGAAATCGACATTAATAGATCATGGAATCAACATTTCAAATCATAGCATTGTGAGCCGGAATGGAGATGGATTTTATGGCGTTCAATCTGCACAACTTATTTTCCCAACCATAAAAGCAGTGCAAGAACTTGACGAGAAAATGATTAATGTCAAAGACGAAGTTAATTGGCTAAAAATCGAAAATCAATACTTAAAACAAAAAATAAAACTATTGGAGGAGAAGGTATCATGAAATTAGAAATTAAAAACATTGACTTAGCAAAGGTTATCTCATTCCTAGAAAAAACAAATTTTAAAGGTTTGCAATCTGTTAACCGAAGTAAGGTAACAAATTATATGACTGAACAATTACGTGAAGTCGTCGAAGGTGAAAAAACAATTCGAGAAGATGGAAAAGATAAACCAAAGCAATGGCTGGAAAAAGAATTAAAGGAGTATTTCGAACAAACAGTTACGATTGAGGGAACAAATTATCTTCCTGGACTTACAGCAATTAAAAACAAAATAAAAGAACTCACGAATGAAGAGAGCGAGCGGGAATTTTCAAATGAAGATGCCTACGCTCTTTTTGTTTTGTATGAAGCATTCAATTTAGAAGGGGGTGACAAATAATGAATATAAGTATAAACCAAATCACGCCACGTCGTACAGACGGTGAAATAACAAGTGTCACGATCCACTTCACAGCACGCACAGAGGATGGGCTTATTAATTTATCTGGAAGCGTACCGATTGAAAATTTCACTGATAAAATTGATTTCGTGGGATTAGAAGATGAAGTGAGAACCGAATTAGTAAATAGGATTATGACTGGGACATTAGAAGATGAATAAGTGATATTTTATATGTGAAAAAGCAGGACTTTTGACTCACCTTGTCGTAATATGTAGATGAGGGGGGGCAGGAGTTGCAAAATTTAATAAACACTGGTTTATTATCATCTACTATTGCATTAATCTTGAGCAGTATCATTTATGTTATTAATAACTTCAACACTAAAGATGTTGAAAGAAAATTAATGTCTAACTTCCATAAAATAAGATATGTATTATCTTTATCACTTGTTAGTGCTTTCTTAAATACAATAGTCATTTTGGTATTATACATGATTAAAGGAGGTGTGGTTACTGGTAATATATTTATAGGATTATTTATATTGTCAATTACTGTTTTTTCTGTAATTTTATTAATGGTAGAGCTATGTTTTTTATTTATAGCTAGGAAGTTTAAATTTATTATTAAACTCAATGACGGAACAAAATGGGAAATTATTAAAACGACTAATGATAAAGGATTACTCTTAAAAAAAGGTGATGAATACAAAATTATAAAGGATTACTATAATCTTCCAATAATAAAATTAATGAAATAATAATGTAACAAAACACTCACATCCGTGGGTGTTTTTTCATGTCCATTTTTAAAGGAGTTGATGAAATTTGGAAGCATTATTAGGAGCAGGTAGCGTCGTATTCGGCATGGTTATAACATATTTTACCTTTGTTAGAAATCGAGATAAAGATGTTAAGCAAGATGCAGAAGATGGCGCTGTCATTCGAACAAAACTGGACTCTATCGGTAAAGGTGTTGATGATATACGAATCGATCTAAAAGCAAATGAAAAACAAATGAGTCGCATGAATGAACAGCTTATTCGTGTAGATGAAAGTACGAAGTCAGCACACAAACGTATCGACAAATTAGAGGGGGTGAGAAAGCATGGTTGAAATCTTAGCAATGGCCAGTGTGATCGCTCCAGTAACTAGCGGTGTGGTGCAAGTGGTAAAGCAAGCTACACAAATTAATAATCGTTATTTACCAGCAGTTGCGACTGTCCTAGGAATGGGATTAGGTGCAGCTGCTTATTTTTTAGACGCAGAACTCGGATTAAGAGTTTGGGCAGGTGGGGTATCCGGTCTAGCAGCAGTCGGTTTATTTGAGCTAGGTAAGCAAACTGTAGATAAAGAGTAATCACTTCGGTGGTTGCTCTTTTTTAATATATAAAAGGAGCATGATATTTATGGTTAAAATTATTAAAAAGTTTATTCCAAAAGGGCAAACAAATCAAAGACCTGGTAGTTATATGGATCCTGAATATATCACGGTACACAATACAGCGAACACTAATAAGGGAGCCAACGCAGAAATGCATTCACGATATTTATTAAATGGAGCAGGTGGCCGAGTTGTTGGTTGGCATTTCACGGTAGATGATTCAGAGATTTATCAGCATTTACCATTAGATGAGCATGGTTGGCATGCAGGGGATGGAGGAAATGGTACTGGTAATCGCAAATCAATCGGAATCGAAATTTGTGAAAATAGTGATGGAGACTTTGGAAAGGCTGTTTCTAATGCAGTGTGGCTCATTCAAAAATTAATGAAGGACCATAACATCGGTATTAATCATGTAGTCACACATAAGCATTGGAGTGGTAAACATTGCCCAAGACGTTTACTAGATCAGTGGCATGGTTTTAAAAAACGCTTAGAAAATAGTAAAAAGGCTAACTCTAAAAAGAAAACATCTAAAAATCCACAGACAAGCGCATACACTGGTTCCAGTATTGTTGACTACCTTAATAGCATCAACGTTGATTCTAGTTTTAATAATCGAAAAAAATTAGCTAAACAATACGGTATTTCTAACTATAAAGGAACAGCTAAACAAAACTTAGAGTTGCTAAATAAAATGAGAAAGGGAACTAAACCAAAGTCAGTCAAAAAAGGCAACATGAAAACAACATCGATTGTTGATTATTTAAAATCAATCGGTGTAGATAGTTCATTTTCTAACAGAAAGAAACTAGCTGCTAAGCACGGTATTAAAAATTATCGAGGCACAGCATCCCAAAATACTCAATTGCTAAATAAAATGAGATAAATAAAAAATACCCCTCAGATTTGAGGGGTTTTAAAATTGAATATTTATATCGCAATGTTTTTTGAAGTTTTTCTTGATGCTTTCTAAAATGTGTGTTTTATCCATTTTATTATTGTAGACATTGTCTTCATAAAAGATTTTTATCATACCAAACTCATTAACAGAGAAAGAATAATTCTCTTCATTAATTATTAATATACTTCCGTAATCTCTGTAATTACCGTGTGTTTGTTTGAATTCCTTTTTTACTTCTTCAAAATTTAAGTCGAGATACGTTTTAGCGGGAGAAAATGATTCACTAATCAATGTCATTTTAATCCCTCCTGATCTATTTTTGAAGTAATGTTATTGAAGTCTTTCACACTTGAATAATGATTGACAATGTCCTCTAATGATTTGTTTTGATTTCTTACATATTCAGTTTGATCGTCAATTATTTTTTTTAGATGTGAGTATTCCCAGTTTGCTTCAGTGATATTCCCATTTTCAACTAAGCTTTTTAATTGTTTATCCATGTCATCGATATTACTATAACTATGTTCTATGGACCCATACTCTTTAAGTTCATTTAGCAGCTCGAATACCTTTAATACGTTTTTGTTATTGCTTTTATTTTGCAATCTGTGAGAAAAATCTATAAATCTAAATTCCATGTTATCCAATAACCTCTACCCCATATTTTTTGAGTTTTTTTGTGATGTTATTCAATAATCTGGGAACGTCCTTTTTTTTATTAAGGAACTCTCTAGGGTCACATAAAAATATTTTCATTAATGTATTGAAATCATTTTTAATATCTTTAGGCATAATAAAGAAAGTCCAAGAAGCTTCTAATAAGTGTTTTCTTAATTTGTCATATTCAATGGTTGTAGAATCTATTGTTCCACGAATAATTATACTAAATAACTCTTTATTATTTTGTGTAAGTGCTATTAATACTGTTCTCTTATGTCTTGATTTTTCTCTTTTCATATTAATGATTTGTCCAATCGTAAATGTAAAAATAGTTATTATAGCTCCTACAAGTGTATAAAAGGCTTTATGCTCTAAAAACGATATTTTAGAAAAAATAATCATTTTTCTTTAAATTTATCTGCATGTTTTTTTAGATTCTCTAAATTATCAATTAATTTGTTAGATTCTTCAATATAATGATCGATTAATCTGGAGTCTAAGTTAAAAATTCCCTTATGTAATGATTGGACAGTGACATTAGAAAAGATGCTAATAATACCTAACATAGACGCGGTAGTAAATAAAGCGTCTAATGATTTTCCGTCCACACGAGACAATCTGATTTTATGGTAATTAGAATTATCTTCTATATTTATAGATGCAGAACTTAATAAAAACGGATTGTTAGATGTTTTATCGATATGTTTTTTTAACGGGAGGCTATACATAGCTTTTATGTTATTAAGCTCATCTAACAAATGTTGAAAGTCACTATCTGATTCTTCAATGGTATTATCAGAAGCGATATAGCTTATTAATATCGGTGTTAAATCCTTTGTCAGATAACTTAGACTTTCTTCTATATTGATAGATGTATTGTCTTGGTTTAGGGTGTATTCCAGAATAAATTTTAATGAATCCATAGAACCTGTTCGTTTATTGAAGAATTCTAACAATTTATTCACATCTGCTTTTAGCTTTCTTGCATCCATGCTACTGTATTCTCCTTCTAAAAATATTATTTTACCATATTATAGCACAACAGATTTCTTTATGTGGTTTTGTTACAAAATAGTTGTTGATTATATGTGATTGTCTTTTTTTGTTTATAGAAATCCTTTCCACTTGAAAACAGAACATTAGTTCCCTATAATGATAATTAACAGGAGGGAACAGATGTGCGTAAAGAGTTGTTGAAATGTATGTATAAAAATCAGTTAGCCGAACTTATTTATATGTCTCAAGATGGAAAGATTACAAAAAGACGAGTTAAAGTTTATAAGATAGATGAACAACATTTCCAAGGTTATTGCTTGCTACGTAGGGCAACACGTACATTTAATTACAACAATGTATTAGCACTTGTTCCAGTCATAGAAAAAGAAAGAATGGTGGTTTAAATGAACGATCATATAAAAGATCGTGGCACAAAGAAATGGACATCAA